CGTGTCGGCGGTGTATTAAAAAAACCCCCCTTTTGGCTATTTTGCCCTTTTTTGCCATTTTGGCGGTTTATGCCGCCTTTGGCACTATTGCACTTGGAACATAGGCATTGAAGATTGAATTCTTGATCGCCGCCGCCAAGACTACGCGGCACTATGTGATCAACCGTGTTGCCTTCCATTCCGCATGCCTGACAAATGTAAGAATCACGTTCAAGGATACGTTGCCTGATCTTGCGCCAACGTGCAGTGCTTCCATTGTCTTTAAGTGCGCTTGCCATTAGTAGTACCCACGCTCACCATGAAATGCCCATGCTTTGCATGGCGTTTGATAACGAACTGTTATGTATTTAATCGTTGCGTCTATCTGTCTGAATGGGTCAAGGTCACGATAGTGCTTCGATCTCATCTGCCCTAGACCATAGTGCGACCCATTGCGTGCAGTGTATGACCAACGTGATTCCTTTGTGATGATCTTGTTAAAGCACTGGAATTCCTTGTAATCCAATAGCCTTGAATGTGCATAGAGTTTTAAGTGATCTATTGAATACTTAGCTGCATTTGCATTGTGTATCCCTGTTGTCGAAGTGACCGCCATAATGGCAATACTCGCCCATAAACGCTTTCTGCGCTTCAGCGAACTAACCGCGGTGGCGGTTCGCTTCTCGCGAAGAAATCGTATCGCGCTTGTCAATGATTGAATAACTTTACGCATGCCGTTGGGCGTGTCCCACAGGGTTTTTACACCTGTGTATAACTTCTGTGGATAACTATTCACTGTGTCACCTGATCAAATACATGCTTGCCCAATGCTGGAAGTACGCAATTACGAAGCACCTGGCGTTTGTTTGGCAGTTTGTAGCCGTCCAGGTTGTAACCGTGTAATTCCTGCAATTGCGGTATTTGTGCAGCTCGTAGGTTGTCCTTTTCAAACACCAGGTCAGCAATGTCAAAATTTGCCCAAAAGTAGTGACGTTGAAGGTCAGCCGTGGGCGGTATAAAAGGCGTGTAGTACGGTTTCACGTTTTCCACGACCCATTGACCTTTGAAATTGTATTGAAGGAAAATGATTTCCTGCCACAACTTCATGTCTGCATAGATTGGCTGAACGCCCCTAAATCGCACACCAATGTTTTGTCTGAAGCTGCTATGAGATTGACAAGGCGGTGACGACCAAATGAAATCAAATTCATTGAAATGGTCGATCAGGTATTGGTGCGCGTCGGTAACAATGACCGTGTCGTTTGGAAAGTGATCTGCATACACCTTCGCAATGTCTGCGTCGTACTCGACGGCAGTAATTTCGTGTTCGTCGCCCCACAATTTGCGATTTCCACCGATACCAGCGTAAAGGTTCAGAACCTTCATTGGTGACCCCACCCTTCACCCTTGAATGAGATACCTGGTGCTGAATACAACCTGTTCATGGCTTGTCCGCAGCATTGGGCGTCGCGTTCCTCATGGATTGATCTATCCACTTCAACACGGATTTTGCACACCGTGCATTCAAACTCATAGATTGGCACTGGAATCCCCTATCTGTGCAACCGTCATGCAACTGCACACTGTGCATTGAATCGTGGCGACACCTGGTGGAAGTAAATCGGTTATGTTGACGACCATTTGGCTGGTTTTCTTCTTGCACATTCGACATTCAAATTGCACTTTGTCCATAGTTGGATTTCCTTAAATTCTCGATTGGCTGAAGATTGATCTGCGTGACCCACCAATTGGGTTGCTTACTGTGGCGATACTTTGCCCGTTGTGCCATAGCAATGGGAATCCACCCTGCAATGAAATAGTGTGGCGATTGCCCAGTAACCAGCACCGCAATATCGGTTGGTCGATCGTATTCATGGATTATCAGCTGCCCCGTGACGTACTTCGTCCAGCGCACTTCGATTGCATTGCCTACGTCTGCCTTTGTTTTGAATTTGTTTTCATACGGATTAAATGGAAGATCAAAGTATTTGGCAACAACCCATTCACTGCCAATTGCTTCAGCCGATTCAACCAGGTATTCAAACGTTCCCATTTCCTTTTGGTGACGTTGCGGGTTGTCCATAAATTTGTTGTTGTCCACGCACAATTTCACGGCTGCCAACATGCACATGATTTCTTCGTCCCGGGACAATTGCATTTTCATCTGCAACCCCCACACAACCAAGCCAGTTTTTCCCCGCCCTGCCCTATCTTGTAACCGAAGGCGTCCAGTTTGGTAATCTTGGCGCACCCGTCGCATTGTTCGACTTTGTATTCGGCGATTACTTCACCATGCTTTAGCAATTTGCAGGTCATTGTTTGCGGGTTGATCAATTCCATGTAATCACTCATACCTGTGGCTTCCATTTGCCGTCACTGGCTAAAACGTACCAACGCGGTGTGCATTGAGTTGCCTTTGTGCGTTCAGTGCAAAAATACCCACCCCAATTCTTTGGTGCGCCTTCATGTGCTTGCTTCCAAATCATGTGCCCGTGATTGCATTGTGGTGCTTCGGCTACCAGTTGACCGCCCAATTGTTTTGCGATTTCGTCCATTGATGAACCCAATGACGGAATCCCCGATTGTTCGGCTTCAGCTGCGGTCTTGTAACTAGGCACGTCGCCGAACTTCTTTGCCCACGGGTCATAATCGTCAGCCGTAGATTTGGCAACGCTGGTGCTGATTGATTCGACCTTTTCCATGTCTTGACGGGTTGGTCGCTTATCTGTACCCAGCAAAAGACCAATGCAACGTCCAATGCTGGACGTGACCGTATCTTCGCAGAAAAATTTCTTCATTTGGACGTTGTAGGTTGCCACGTTGCCGAATGCGTAATCGATCGCCGAAGGCTTTTCGTCTTCGTACTCTTTGAAGATTTGGGTCTGAACTAGAATAAAACCCTTTTCAGCATTGAATTCGACAATGTGATTTTCAATTCGACCAGTTGGGTGTGTTTCCCAAAAACGCTTGATTCGTGCTGCAACGTCTTCGTAGTTGTCCAGGAAGCCAGCCATTATTTGACCGCCTTGTTTGCCATGTGGCGAACCATTGCCTTGCGGCGTGCCATGCCTTCGCGTTTGCCTTCTTTGAACCCTTTGGCGTAACCGACTGCACCGCCCATAATCATGAGGACAATAATCCCCACCAAACGACCCAATGTTGCTGGGTCTAATAGATCAAGTACCATTTTGAATTCTCCCGATTCTAGGCGGTAACTGCTACCACCTGAAGTCAGGGTGACGCATGATTGGCGCGCGGTCAAGAACCTTGCGTGTTTGTCGGCGTGTCGATCGGCTTTGGCTTTGATTTCAGTCCGTTGCCAGCAAGTACCCCACCCAATGAACCAGTCAGAAAAATTGCCAATGTCTTCAGTAGATCGATAAACGCTGCGTCATTGGGTGCTTGCGCGCTGACTGGTTGCGTGACGAAAATAAGGGCGTAAGTAATTCCCACGGTCACGACCAAAAACACCGCTGCCAGGGTTGAACCAATTATAAGAATCAGCTGCGCGTGAACTTCTTCGGGTGACTTACGGCGTGCGGGTCTGTTGCGATTCAATTCCAAGTAGGTCGTCAGTGCATGTTCCAGTGGGGAGACATTGCGGTTTTTGGCAATGCGCTTTGCCCCAGTTGTCGAATTCTTGACATTCATAACGTGTCCACCCCTGATACCCGCATGCGGACTGGGTTAGTGCAAGTGCCCAAACCAACCCAGCCGCTGCGAATCTGCGGTTCACTTCCCCGTAGAACCGAAGGCTTTGTCGTTTGGATTAAGCCAGCGCAAAACGACTGGTGCGACTGCTGCCGCGCCTGCCATTGCAAGGGTCTTAGGGTCAGTTACACCCGCCATGTATAGGGCAAGTGCTGCTGCCATGAATGAACGCGCCCACGACGCTGCTAGGGCTTTGGCTTGTTCCATTTTTTTGTCTCCTTCTTAGGTTTTGCAGTTGATGTTGCTGGTGCTTCTACCTTTGGAAATTCTCCCTTATAGGGCACAAACTTTGGAATACCAAAACCGACTATCTCTTTGCCTTCACCGTAAGACCGAACCTTAACCATGACCATGCCGCCATTGCGCTGGTCGCCTGTCCCGCTGGTGTTGCCTTCGATCGTCAAGCATGTCTTTGTGTCGATTAGCCCAACCACAATGCCAATGTGTGAAATGCGATCAATGCCGTCATGTGGAAAATCCATAAATGCCAGGTAGCCCAATTGCGGCATGCTCGACCAGCGGTTGATTTCCTTCAATTTGTGTGCGCCCTGCGCCGTTGAAACCATTGACGGAATCTTGACGCCCGCTTCGTTGGCACACCAATTAACGAATGAACCACACCAGGGCAAACCGTCTGCCTTTGTAAATTTGCCATACTTTGTCAGGTTGTCGCCTTCTTCTATTGTGCCAACTTCAGCTGCTGCGACTTCGATCAATCGGGCGTTTGTGCCTTGTGGAAATGTCATTTGCCTAGTTTTAACCCTGTTGGAATTGCCTTTGAATAATCCCATTTCGCAATGTAATCGCCTAATCCGTCGGAATCATTTTGCAAAATAATGTTTTTATCAAATAAAACTAAATCCGATAGTTCTGCGTAAGCCTTAATAATTTGATCATAAATTGTCATGCTCTAACTCCTACTCCATTGAACCAAGTTCCTGTTGAACCAGCATAAAATGTAATCGTTCCAGCGGTTCCACGACCGTATAATTCTACATAATCCGTTGTTCCATTAAAATAAACGACGCTACCAACGGAAATTGTTGGTGCTTGTGCGTTTACGAATGCAGAAACATACTTATGAATAGTTCCATTTTTGTAAATTGCAACAAGTTGCGCGCTAGATGTGCTTGTTCCAATTTCTAAACCGCCATTTATTTGATAATAGCCCGCGGTCGTTGGTGTAAATCTTGAAGTGGAAGTGTCAAAATTGGAAGCGGTATCAAAATCCTCAGTATTTAATGTCACTTTTGTCCAAACATTCACTGTTGGTGTTTGATTGCTTGATCCGTAAGCAGAAAATGCGGGCAATGACGCAGCGGCTGGCGTCGCCCAAACTGGAACGCCACCAGAAACCGTCAAAACCTGTCCAGTTGTACCAATTGCCCTGCGGGTGTTTGTGTTTGCCGTCGCGGAAGCGTAAGAAATGTCACCCAATGTTGTTTCTGGGTTCAATGCTTTCAACCGTGTGTCAACGCCTTGCAATGCAATGTCAAAATCGGCTGGAAGGTCTGTGACCAAGTCGCTCGACGTTGGAAGCACAAAGCCATAATTCGTGGTTGGGTTTGCCATGTTGTCTCCTTCTTAGGTGATAATTGTTGCACGCGCCCAGTCAAGCGTTGGCGACACGCCCGACCAAGTAAATGTGTTGGAAATTTCGTCCCAAGACAAAGCCTGCAACGAATACGACGTGGGTGTTGCAGTCAATGTCACGGATAGTCTGTTGTAAGCGGCTTGGAACGACCAGCCTTCGACAAAGCCTTGAAAAATTGAACCCATGTTTAAGGGTAAATCGTTGACCGAGACTGGCATGCCCATGAAGACATTGATGAGACTATCGCGGTCGGTGTTGTCCAATTCGGGATTTGTAAGGTCAAATGTAATTTCGGAAAAAATGGCTTGCGGTGTCTTGCGCAGTGCCAAATAGAAATTTGCTTGGCTAGTTGCGTCAGCTGCATTGTGAAGCGTCGTTGTGATAATTTGTGAAAGTTGCCCGTATTCGTTAATTGAATCCGTATCGCTGGCAGATTGTTCGCTGCTGCTGGTTGCGCCGTATTTGATCGTGACATTGTTTCGAACGTCGCCTGCACGGGTTTGAATTTTTAATCCTGCTGCGCGGGCATGATTTGCCGTGAGATCGACGTATCCGTTGGCGGTCAAGTATTGGGTGCGGTGGGTACTGTCGGCATAACCTATGCGACCCGCAGAATCTTCAAAAATGTAGCCCAAACCCGAAGTTGCCAAAGCCGAAACCAATGAATAAACGTCGGTTCGATCGCTTGAACGCGCCGCCAATTCGTAATTGCCAGGTTGGTCGATTTCACCCAAACCGTTGTTTTCAGCCGTTGCCCAAGTGGTCGTCGCTGGTGTGTAGGTTGCCCACGTGACCCCACCTGCGACATCAGCCCAAGTATTAAATAAAACGTCACTCAAAATGTCATAAATTTGATCGCCGTCAAATTCTTTGGAAAGCACGCCATTGGTCAATGCCTTTGGCAAACGTGCCAATGCCCCCAATGCCGTGATCGAATAAGTCTGCGTGAACATGGTCGTGCCCACGTCTCGGACTTCCAAACCAATGTCAACCACATTGCCGCCAAAAATGGGCACAAATGTTCCAGCGGTGTTTTGAACCTGCACCGAAATGGTCGAATTGATTTGAACAGGAACTGCAATTTGATTCACATCTATCAATTGAATGTTCGTGTAACCCGCTTGCGCTTGTTCATAAATGTTTGTGCGACCGCTACGAACAACAAGGTTTGCCAAAATCGCGTCAGTGTATTCAACGCCGTCGATTGTGACCTTCCAAACGGGCGACCACTGCGTCATGCTACGCCCAAAATGTTGATTCCGCCGCCCGTTCCGCGGTAGTAAGAATCGTTTAATGTTTCAATAATTGTTCGCGCAGTGCCTTCTTTGTCAAATGCGCCCGTTACCGTCAGGTTGATTGTTGTGTTACTCATTGCCGATTCGGCTTCACGGAATGAACCTGCGTTAAATGAACCCGTGACAACATTGGAAGTTTTTGCAGCTGCGGCGGCTGCTAAAGATTCGGCTGCGCTTAAACCCTTTGCCTGTCCCGCAATGATAATTTTGGATTCGGCTATGGCTGCCGCTTTGCTTGCAGCTAAAATTGCTTGATCTTCTTTTGATAGATCGACTTCGCCAACCGCCCCAGCCGTGCTAAAACTTTGTCCATTTGGCATTGTGCCGCTAAATCCTGGTGTTCCGACTGACGCGCCGATTTTTGGAATGTAGGGAATGTCTTTGCCAAATTGAACCGCGTTGTAGCCCCTGATAATTAGGTTGATTCCGTCAATGGCGGTGTTCAGCAATGGTTTGATTGCAGCCAATACCTTTGAAATAAGTGACAAAACTGTTGAAGCAATACTGCCAACCACGTCAATTGCTTTGCCAATTGTTGCCCCGATTAGCGGCGCAACGTATTTGACCACGTCCCAAAATGCTTCGAAACTCTCTTTGTTTTCGACAATAACATTTTTGATTTTTACCAGCCCACCTTGAAAGGCGGTGAAGATTGGTTGCACTGTGTCTTTAATTGTCGTGCCCACGTCGCTGACAATTTTGCCGAATCCGTCACTGTCGGTCAGGCTGAACGCGTTTGAAAATGCGTTGATCGCTGGCAATGCGTTGACGTTAATGAAGTCCAATAATTTTTCAAGGATTGGAAGTAATGCAGTGCCCAATGTTTCTTTTGCTTCGTCGAATGCAACCTGAACGCGTGCAATTCTGCCTGCATAGGTTTCAGCGTTAGCCGCTGCCGCGCCACCGAATAAATCTGAAAGGCGTGTTTGTACCTGCTCGAATGACATTGTTTTCAATTCAGCAGCTGAAAGTCCAATGCCTAATTTGCCTAATGCCGCGGTGTTGCCGTCGTATGCCTTACCCAACGCATTGGCAACCGTTTCAAGCGGTTTGCCTGTTGCAGTTGCTACATCAAGGGCGGTTGAAAGTAAATCTTGCGCTTGCGTAATGTCGCCCGTCGATCTAACCAAGCGTCCCAATGCTGGGCGCAATTCGTCGTCTGCCACACCAGTGGCAAGTGACATTTTCAGGATAGATTGTTCAGTCGCAGCGATTTGTGCAGTGGTTGCGCCCGTGGCATTTTCCAACGCCAATGCCAATTGTGTTTGTGCCTTTTCGTCTTCGACCGCGGCTTTGACGCCTTCAATGCCGATTTTGATTGCGTAAGCACCAGCAGCGGCGGCGGCGGCAACAAACGCCGCGCCAATGACTTTGCCAGCCTTGCCGATCTTGTCGCCAAATGAATCAACGTCACCGCTTGCCGTTTTCAGCGATTTGTTAAGACTGTCAACGTCGCCAAGAATCGAAAGTTTAAGGGTACGACTGCCAGCCATTAGTCGTACTTCCTAACTATTTTTGAGAATGCTTCTTCCCACTTTTTGATGATGTCAGGCTGAACGCTTCGAAGTGTCGGATAGATAAACCAACCGCGTGACCCGCGACCTTCACGACCTGACCACACTGGAAATTGCTTGTAGCGATTTGAACCAAATTCAGCACCGCCCCAAACCTGTTGCGTTGTACCGCCACCGCTTAATTTTTGTGCAGCATAACCAAATGAAATTTCACCGATCTTCGACGACTTTGAAACCTTTGAACCGTCAGCAACACGATTATCAACCAGGTTGCGGGTCTTTGACGACGCAGCTGATTTGATCTGCCCCTGAACCCATTGTGCCAATTCGCTGGTCACTTCTTTTGTTTGCTGGGTTGCTTCTTCGTCCATTGCCTTGAATGATCTCAGAATGGCGCGCAATTCTTCTTTGTCGTAACTGATCGCGTCAGTTGCCATTTGCCCGCCTTTCCAAAATCTCAATGACCGTCAAAATGTCTTCGGCACTTGCAAATTCATTTGGGGATAACCCCGTTGCCAGGGCTATCTCCCAAACGATTCGACTTAGGCTTCCGACTGGGTGGCTTTTGGGTTTGCTTCACCGACGATCACTTCGGAAATAGTTTCCGTCCATGCTTCGATTGGCTTGACTGGCTTACCAGCGGCTTCTCGTTTCATGGCGTGATAGGCAAGAAAGATTAAATCGGAAATTCCGATCTTGTCTTGCGCCTGGGCAATGGTGTGACCCGTTTGCTTCTCCCACTTCACCCATTCAGGCGGTGCCGCCGTGTAAGTGATTTGGTCGCCGTTATTGTATTCAATTGTTATTGGTAACTTCATTTTGTCTCCCGATTAGTAGTTTTTAACTGAATGTTTCAGTAGGTGTTCCCACCACTATGAATGATAGGTCAACTGTCTGTGCGTCAGGTGCTGACCCGCCGACTGCTGGAAATACTGGCATGACGTTGAATGCAAACACTGCACCAGTCACCGCAGTCAATGAAACTGCCAGTGTTGTGTTTGGTGCAGTTTCGCAGGCAGTCCATAGTGCTTCACACAATGATGAAGCCGCACCCCAGTCTGCAAGCATTGAAATGTCAAATGTCCACTGATCGTCAATGTGCTTGTAAGCCTTGCCGTCTAGTGTTTGGTACGTCTCCACTGTTGGTGAATTCGCGAGTGTTGCGCTGGTCGCCTGCGCGTCATAGTTAACGGTTGCAATGGTCACGACTAAATCGCGACCCGTAATGATTGTCGTTGGCATTTTGTCCCCTAGGTTGTTTGAGTGTAGTAAGTCGAAACATTGATGTCAGCAACCAGCATTGGACTTTGACCTACTTCCAACACCGTTGGCTTTTCAACAACGCCCACGACGTATCCTGCGGGCATTGCCGCAAGAATTCCTATGATGAGTTTTTCCAGGTTGTCTAATGAACCTGCGTTGCTATTGGAAGCAACGATTGCAGTGATTGCAAAATTGATCTTGACCTGAGTTTTTGCCTTACCGATAAGCACAACTTCCATGTATGGCGAATCGGGCACAATGACGATTGCTGGTGGAATCGGTGCTTCAGGTACGCTTGAATAGCAGGTCGCCGCTAGTGATGAAAAGGCGTTTGCTAAGGCTGCGCGGGTTTCCGAAACGGCGTTGGCTGGCATTTATTGAACAACCGTCTCAACATCTAAAAATGGCATAAGCAATGTGGACACCCTGTTGGTCAAACTTCTGCCCATGCGATACGGCGTACTGGCAAAATCTACGCCCTCGATCTGACCGCCTGCTGCAACGCGTGACTGGAACACTTCCACGCTGACTGCCAAAATTGCTGATTCGATTGGTGCGCTTGTTGCGTATAGATCAGCTGCTGAATAGCCTGAAAGTGTTGCAGTGCCTGTTGGGATTATGTCGCGCAATGTGACATCTGATGAAGTCAATGCAGCGGTAAATGAATAAGGCGTGACGGTAACAACGGTGTGTGTTGCAGTAAAGGGCGCAGGCAAACCAGCAACAATGACTGACTGACCAGCAACAAAATGGTGTTCGCGTGCGGTGTAAAAATAAGCAGTGTTGGATTCTAATTTGTACGCGTTAACGGCTGAAGTGTTTGCAACCAACATGGGCAAAATGACGGCTTCAGCGGTGTTGATGATTTCGTCTAAGTAACTGTCTGAATAAAGTGAAACGGACACGCCAAGCACCGTGCGCAATTGGCTTGCAGTAACAATGACTGGCATGTCCGTTTCCTTTCGATCGGCTGCGGCGAGATCGGGAGAACCCGCCGCATGATTAGTTGGGGTTAGTTATCAGGTCTTGTTGATACCGAATGCGCCTGCACCGATTTTCGTTGCAATTGCGCCGTATCCATAAACTGAAACTGAAACCTGACCTGAAGCAATAACGTCAGCGCGTAGGCGATACGTTGGTGATTCATACCATGTGTATGCAGTTGGGTTGATGATTAGCATTGAATCGTCTTTGTCTGTGTCATTTGCTGACGGTACGTTGGCCGTCACAAATAAATCAAGACCTGCGACGTTCCCACGAATACTGTCAGGACGTACAACGCCACCAGAATTTGAAGGATTGCTTGCCATGTAAATTGGACGACCTGAATCGTTCAATGTCATAAGGTTTGCCCATTGTGATGTGTTTGCAAGAATGTTGCGAGCAAATCCCTGTGTGTTAAATAAACTGAAGCAGCACCGCGCGAAACAAAACCAAGCAATTCTGAAGCAGTTGGGTATGTTGTCAATGTTGTTGCGTCTGCGGTTGCACCTGAAGCAAGTGCAGTATAAACGGCAAGGTCTGTTGCCTTTGCGTAAGCAGCTGACATATTTGTCAACAACTCATTGAAAAACAACGGTGAAGTACGGTCAAGCAATTCGACTGAGAATGTTTGTTGCCCTGCGTACTTTTTGACTGTTACTGATAGGAAACTTGAAGCCTGATCAGTTTCTGAAGGTGTGCCTGCTTCGGAAGTTTCAGCAACTGTTGGCATTGTTGTGATTTTTGGAATTTCAAATGACATTCCAGCGTCAGGCAATACACCGCGAGAAATCGCGTCAATTGCTGAACGTGTTGAGTTTGCAAGTCCGTTGATAACTTCAGTCAACT